AGGCTTATATGAAGCCGTTTTTTTGCGTTTAAACAATGTTTAGCTATATTGTGCATGATTCATGGGGTGAACAACTTAAAGCGTTTAAACATAAGAAAGAAGCCGAGTGGTTCATTATCAACAGACCTGATTGTAAGATTGTAGCAACAGGGTTTAAACAGCCACCAATCAAAAACGACTATGAAATAGCATTGGAGACTTGTGATCCATGTTTAATTTAATTGTAATTAATAGTTGACATTATTATTCAGCTATGTCACAATCTTTACATGGTGCTAATTCGCACTTAACAAAAGGAAACATTATGGAAATAGAATATTATTACACCTGTAAAAATAAAGAATGTGGACATAAATTTGGTGAAGTGGCAAAAAAAGGAAAAGATATTAAAGATGTAAAATGCCCAATATGTAACAGTGAAGTGTCACTTGATTTTTTTGACAAGGGTTTTAGAATAAATTTTTAATCAACAGGGGGTTTAAACGCCCCCTACTTTAAAAGGAAAATATATTATGGATAGAGAATTTGGCAGTAACATGAGTTATTCAGCATTAGAAGATATTATTAATGGAATTAAACATGAATACTATACACCTCCACAAACTAAAGGATATGCAAATTGGCTTGTAGTATGTAAAGCTCTTAATAAAGTAATTGATGAAGTAAAAGTAAATTACACATATAAGGAGACTGTTTAAACATGAACATTAAAAAAGATTTAAGAAAAAAACACAGACTATATAATGAGTATTTAAATTTTTTAAATTGGGATTCAATTAATTATACTGCTTTTGAAGATACTGATGATGATTTTTTTGAATGGGTTATGAGTTATGAAATTGATAGCGATTGGGAAAAGGAGACTGTTTAAACATGAATATGAATAAATATCTAGTAACACTAACACAAGAAAGAATTATAGATGAAGTAAATCATTTAATGGAATTTTCATTAATGGTAAAAGGGTATAGCGACCAACAGGTTAGGGATATGTTTTCTTGTGGTGGTTATGTATTAACAAGCGTAAAATTTAAACAGGGGAAATATGATGTTAAATAAATGGGATAGTTTTTTGACAGAAAAAAGGAAAAAAAGAAACTGTAGTATTTTATTTTTTTTAGTGGGAGTTTTTTCCACGATTATTTGTTATGAATTTTTTTGATAGTTTTTTAGTTTTTTATTTTTTAGTTTCAATTTTTTCTTTTATTAGTTTTATTTTTTAAAAAATTATTTTTTCCTTTAATTCCTTTTTGGATTAAATAGTTTTTTGGTAGGGAGTTTAAACACTCCCTATTTTTTTATTTCAATGACATCAAACAATCAAATATAAAAATTGTTTAAACGCTCTTTTGGTGATAAGTAAAATAAATCATTAATTATATTAAATATAGGTTGACATTTATATAAAAGTCTATAAAGTGGGAATTGTAGTAATTAAATAAATTTTAAAAAGGAAAATAAAATGAATAAAGAATTAATGAGAAAAAATCAGCAAAGAATAGATAAAGAAAAATCAATAGAAACTTTAAAAGAGTATCTAAAAAAAGATATGACAATTCATTCTATTATTAGAAGTGTATCTAGTAGCGGTGAGACTAGAAACATATCTTTTAAAATCACTGATAAAGATAATATACTAGACTTATCTTATCATATTGCTAAAGCATTAAAATATCCATTCAATGAAAAATATCACGCTGTAAAAGTTTCAGGTTGTGGCATGGATATGGCTTTTCATGTAGTGCATAATTTAAGTCATATTTTATATGATAATGGCTATAAATTAAAATCTAATATTATATAGGAGTGTTTAAACATGAGAACATTAAATGACTTGCAAAATTATATTTATGAATTAAAAACTGAAATTAGAAAACAAGATAATCATTTTTTAAGTAATGATTTTTTATTAAAAACAATGTTTAACCCTGAACATTTTACAATGTTAGAAAAAGAATTAAAATTTTTTGAAAGAATAGAGAGAAAATTAGAAACTAAAATTTTTGGTTATTAAATTAGTTTTTTAGTTTTATTTTTTGAAGCCCTGATTTTTTCGGGGCTTTTTTTTATTTTATTTTTTCGTTTAAACGCTTCTTATTTTTTTCTTTTATTTTTTTGTTTAAACAGTGTTATTTTTTTGTGCCTATTTTTTAAGCAATTTTATTTTTCTGTGGACAAACTGTGAATAAAATCAATAAAAGTTATCCACAAGCAATATTGTATAAAAATTAAGCAGATGTTAAGCAAATTGTAGTGATGCTCTAAAACGCTCTCATATCAAGGGATTCAAGAGGGCTTTCAGAATGGCTCTCTATGGGCTTTTATAGGTTGACAGAATACCATTACATCAAAGTAAGCCTAAATTGTCAGAGGGGCTTAAAAAGGCTCTTTAAATTGATTCTCTGATATTGCATAAAATCAGGTAAAAAAGGTAAAAAAATCCGCCTTATATATATTAAAAAAAACTTTAATTAATTATTCAATAATAATTGACATTAATTTAAAACTATGAATATAATATCGCAAGTGCTGAAAATGGCACTGTTTAAACTAACTTTAAAAAGGAAACTAAAATGGAAAATATAAACAGAGAGACATGGTTAAATATTATGATTGATAAAAGCGTTCCATTATTTGATAACGCTGGATTCAAAATTTCAGATATCAGAGACAAATTAAAAGCTTCATGTTCTGTTATGGTTGGAATGAGAAAGTCAAAAAAATTCAACGCTATTGGTCAACACTTACCAACAGAATGGAATAAGGATTCCAATCATGAACTATTAATAAGCCCCGTGTTGGAAGATGAAATAACTGTGGTTGGGGTTCTTATTCATGAAATGGTTCACGCTATTCAACGCCATTTATATGGTAATGAAGTCCAGCCACATGGTAAAGAGTTCAGAAAAATAGCTCTTGCTGTTGGCTTGCAAGGTAAAATGACTGCCACAACAGAAAGCCCAGAACTAAAAATTAAGATTGAGAATTGGATAAAAGAAGTAGGAAAATATCCGCACTCAAAAGTTAATTTTGATACTAGGAAAAAACAATCTACTAGAAATTTATTATTATGGTGTCCTGATTGTAATTGGTCATTAAGAACTTCTAATTCCAACCTTCAAAGAGTTACAATTAATAAATGTTTATGTTGTCAAAATGACTCACTTATTCCAGTGAGTAAAATACCAAAACAATAAAGCATTTAAACAGCCCCAAATAAATCAGCCCCTTTTTACAGGGGCTTTTTTATGTCTATTAATAAAACCCTTTTTACATTGTGGTTATTGTGATTAAAAATTAATCATGTGGATTAATTGTGAATAACTTAAAATGATGATATAATTGCTATCAATTAAGCGTTAAACCTCTGTAATATCAATCTAGTTAGACAATCAATAAACCCTTATAAATCAAGGCTTTTAAAGGCTTTGATATATTTAACGGATATATAAGGCGATAATAGTATAAATAAACGCTTATAAAGGTATCTAGAAGCTCTCTCACGAGCTTTTCTTTAACTAGGTGAGGGGTAACCTTACCCTATGTTATTTAAACGCTTACAAGAGCTTAAAACAAGCCGTTTAAACATTGTGCTTAATATTTAAGCAGATGTTAAGAACTGCGAATAGTTATCCACAACCAATCAAACATAACAATATGAATAATACTAATGAAATCAATGAGTTAGAAGTTATAGACCCAGAGTTATCCACAGGTAAGGAAGTCTCAAAGCCAGTGATAGCAAGGGATTCAGAGCAATTGCCTAAAAAAAAGGCAGGGAGACCCCGACACCAAGTTTTAGCGACCACCCGAAATGAGGTCTATGAATTATCTAAAGTAGGTACTAGGTATGAAGATATCGCGACAGTGTTAGGATTCTCTGAAGATACATTGACAAAGTATTATCGGGAAGAACTAGACAAGGGTAGAATAGAAAGCAATGCAATCATTGCTGGAACATTGTTTGAGAAAGCTAAACAAGGTGATACTGCCTCTATGATGTTCTGGTTAAAGACAAGAGCACAGTGGTCTGAAAAAAATACCACAGAATTAACTGGAGAGGGGGGTGCACCCATTAATATCAAAGTAGTAACAGGAATAGATTAAAAAACCCCAGTACCCAAAATTTTATTTTTTTAAAAACACACTATATATCTTATCTATTCTTATCTTATCTGTTATAGACACCCTCTAGACTACCTCTAGAGCACCTCTAGACAGTCTATATAATTAACTAAATTAGGAAGTATTATGAATGAACGAGAACTTTTAGCTCAAATCATCAATGGCATGAGGATGAATCAACCACAAGGTGCATTTGGTAATGTAACTGATAATGAAATGACTATGTTTTCAGGCAACCCAATGAACGGAGCAGTAGCTGGAGGTAATGTAGGCAATACAAGTGACAGAGAAGCCTCTTTGTTTAATATGATGGCTGGTGGTATTAGCAACCCTATGCCTCGTATTAATGAAATGAGAAACAATTTAGCAACGGCAGGTTCTGTTGGTAATGTGAGTAACAGAGAAGCTGATATGATTAATAGACTTAACGAAATAAAAGAAATGGGTCAGAAAGGGATACTCACTGATAGTTTAAAACAAGAAGCAATGTTTTTACAAAAAAATCTTTCACCTGTAGAAGTAATGCCACCTGATATAGACGATTTAAAATTGTCTCCAGAAGCATTAAGACAGTTAATGGAAGTAGTAGAAAGTCCAGATTTTAGAGGGTTTCCTATAAGGGGAGGAAGATAATATGTGGTCATGGCACTGGTTCTGTGGTTGTCACTTTGGTTTTGAATGGTATCAAGACAGAAAAGTAGATGATTCTAAAAACAAAACTTATTTTAACTTTTTTATTATTGATGTAGGAT